TGTGATCTGCATTTGTAAAGTTATTTTGTGAAAGCTCACCATCTTGCACAGTATATGTGGTGTTTGTAGATGATATTGTTCCATTTGCCGCAATTGCTACATTTGCACCTGCTGTAAGGGAAGCAACAACATTTGACGTATCTGTTACATCCGCACTTGCTTCTATTGAATTTAATTTTGTATGATCTGCATCTGTGAATACATTACTATCCGTTGCACTTTCGACTAAAGTTCTAATTTCTGATGCAGTCTGATCAGCCGTTGCGCTTGCCTCAATGCTGTCTAATTTACTTTTTAATGTATCTGTAAAAGCATTTGCTTCCGCTTGATAAAGAGCCTTTATTTGCGCCCCAGTTTGATCAGCCGTTGCGTTAGCCTCAATTGCATCTAATTTTGACTTTAATGCATCTGTAAATGCGTTAACTTCAGCTTCATATAACGCTTTTATTTCAGCGCCAGTTTGATCTGCTGTTGCATTTGCTTCAATAGCATCTAATTTAGTGTGATCTGCGTCTGTAAATACATTGCTGTCGCTTGCAGAATTTACTAAACTTCTTATTTCTGAAGATGTTTGATCAGCAGTAGCATTGCTTTCAATATTTGCTAATTTTGTTTGTTCTGCATCACTAAATTCATTTGTATTACTGTTGCTTTCATAAGAAGCTTTAATTTGTGCGGCTGTTTGGTCAGCAGTTGCACCTACTTCTATTCCATCTAATTTACTACCATCAGCCGATAAATCACGTCCATCAACATTTCCACTTGTAATTATATTAGGTACAGTAAGATTTCCTGTTAGAGTTCCACCAGCCAAAGGCAATTTTGTTGCAATAGAATTTGTGATTGTAGTGCTAAAATTAGCATCATCACCCAATGCAGACGCTAATTCATTAAGTGTATTTAATGTTTCTGGTGCGCTATCAGCTAAATTTGCAATCGCTGTATCAACATATCCTGTATAATAAGAGCCATGCTGTCCATCTAATGTATCTGCATTTATATTAAGTGCGTCTATATCAGACTTTGTCTGATCAGCTGTAGCATTTGCTTCTATTCCGTCAAGCTTTGCCCCATCAACAGAAACATCTCTACCATCTACATTACCTGATGTAATAATGTTTGTAACTGTTAAGTCACCTGTCATTACATCGCCATCTGATTGCACATAATCACTAGCCCCTGCTGTGACGAATATGAAAGCAGACCCAGATAAATTTAATGCTTGGTTAGAATTACTACTTTCAACAACATTTCTAGCTAATGTAGTGCCAGATGCTGTGTATGTTCCTAATCCCAGTTCCCAATAATCACCATCTTCAATAACATATCTAACAATATTACCATCAGTAACGCCAGCATCACTAAAAGATTGAAATCCAGAAACAGCAGAGCCTAATGTAATTGTGCCGGTGCCTGTTGTAGCAGTTGTCATTTTTGCGCGATTTACAAGCACTTTTGCCATTTTTTAACTCCGTATTAGTTATATTTCATTAATTAAGCTGGGTCAGGTATACCAATATCAAATGTTGCCAATGTAAATGTGTTTCCGCTTGTTACTGCTTGTGATGCAGTTAATGCGGCTGTTGCTAATAATCTTGTATTAGTAGCGTCAACTATTGCATAATGCGTTGCAGTTCCTGTTCCTGTAATAGAACCATCAGTTATTTGAGCTACAGTAACTTTACGACCACCTCCCGATCTGTCAGACGGTGCGCCAATAGATAAAGATGTTGAATTTCCTAAAGTATGTGTTGAAGTAGCAGATGCATAAGATGTGGCTTCTTGTGAAGTGACGTGAATTGCAGTTGCTTCTGTGTCTAAAACGGTTAATCCGTTATCAAACACTCTATCGTTTAAAGTTGCCATTATACGGCCTCCGTTTTAGTTGCACTGTGCAATCAAAACATACCACAGATAATATTTTTATACAATTATGAACTACAAATCTGTATATAGTCTGTATTTATCTTCTACCATAAAAATAAAACCATTAGATTTCCAAACACAACCTAGACTGACCGGAAAAGTTTTATTAGGATAAATTTCTCTTGCTCTGTTTTGAGCTTCTTCTAAAGTATCGAATTCTTCAAACATATTAATACCTATACGTAAGCAAGCATAACGTGTGCGTCACCAGTTAAAATTGTTGTTGTAGTTGCAAAGTTATACCAATTTCCTTGATACGGATAAAATCCATAATCTATTGGTGCAATTCCAATTTGCCAAGAGCTTGTATTAAGTCTTTTAGCATACCAACCATTAAAATTTGTATGACCACCATTAGCGAAACCTGAACCACTTGTTAATTTTAAATACCAAGAACGAATAGAAACAGCGTTTGCAGTTGAGCTAATTGTTGTTGTAGAACTTATAATACGACCTTGAGAAACTCTATGAGTCAATTTATTACTATCCCACATACATTGAGAGCTAGTATTAAAAACTTGCGCTCCATATCCGCTAGAAGAACCAGCATTAGATATAGAAGTCATTTTATCGAATACATAATAACTTAAACTAGATGACATAGTTGAGGCAACTTGGCTGTACCTTAAAGTGTTATAAGCATTTGTTTGTCCGTCACTTATGAATACTTGCCAAGGATGATATGCTACCCAATCTCCAACATTTACCTTAAAAAAAACCTCCTCGTCATTACTCATTTCAGCATTACTACCTGATACCAAATATCCGTAAAGATGTGGTAATCCTACTGATGTGTAAGGTGTATTTCCTTGATTTGATGTTTCATGCTGTGATAATGTGCCTGATCTTTTTAATGCATATATTGGTTGTTCGTCTTGTATTATCTTGTGTCCAGATGAATTTGTAACTAATATTCCATAAGCCATATTGTATCCTAATCAAATAAAGCGAATGTTATTGTGTAATTAGAACTATATTCACTTAAAGATATAAGGTTATTACCAGATTGATCTAAAGGCTTAAAATAACTCAATACCTTTGTGCTATTATTCCAAGTAAAATCTGGCACTATCTTTCCATCATTAGTTGAAATCCATATGTGACCAAGATTATTGGAATTAGAAAAATTACTTTGAGTAATCGTACCACTATTATTTGTTCTTGTGTATGAAGCCAGAAATCTTGCAACATTTATATTAGCAACATCTACAAGGCCAGCATTTGTTCTAATTTGCATACCATATGACATTACGTTAAATCTCCAATTTTTACCCTTAAGACATTGGAATTATCAAATACCTGTATCTTGCTATCGCTAATTGTTATTCTTTCACCGCTAGAATTATCTGTAAGTGAACCTATAGTTAATCCCAATCCAGAAATACTGTTGGCTGATAATTTATTCCCAGTAATTGTGCCAGTAACTAAAAAATTACCATCAATAAAAGATGTTTGACTATCCCAAGATATACCATTGAAGATATATGCAACATCTTCATTTAAGAAATCTGCATCATTAATTAATAATCTGTCTGATTGTGCTGGTTGAACATTTACAGAGCCATAAGCATATTGAAAAACTTTAGTTAAAATTCCAGTTGTTTTTGTACTCGGCGTTGTAGCCGCGTCACCCATATTTGAATGATTTTGACAATAATAAAATAAATCTGGGGCTGAACTGGCTACTGTTATAGTTGTAAAAGCACCAGATGAACCAGCAGTTCCTGTGCTAGAAACTCCAGTAGTATAAGCAGAACCACCACCATGTGTACCATTGCTTGTAGTTGAGAATTTCAATGGATGATTTGAATTACTAGCATCAGATTGATCAAATTTATATTTATATCCTTCTAGTAATTGTATTGCTGGTGATTGTACGCCATCTAAATAAAACTGACCAGATATTACTGTAACTGTATAAGTGATAAAATCACCAGAGTTAAATTCTGCCCTATATAAGCCGCCGCCCTTTGATACTATTTCTTCACTTGTAGTTGCATTAACTCCAGCGGAAAAGCCACTTTGATTGCCTGACATATCAACAGATTTTAGCCAATAATATTTAGTTACTTCTGCTCCAAGATTTGGCCTGACAAAATTTGAACCTGATGATGAACCAATTTTTGTAGATGAACTACTGCTATTTGTAGAGGCTTCATATATATCAATATATCTTAAATCTGCATCTGATGGATTAGTCCACTCAATAGTTATAGCGCCTTGTGAGCCTATTGCATTAATTGAGGTTGCAACTGCTGGTGCTGTAGTATCTCCACCTCCTGTTACAGTTGTGCTTGTATATGCACCCTTATTGCCATTTACAGTAACAGCCCTAACCCTTACATTATATTGAACATTCCTTACTGGAGAAATTTTAAATGAATTATCTGTAGTTCTCGCAACCGCATAACCACTATCAGTAGACGGTTTCCACTCTACCTCATAAAAATCAACCATTGCGTTCGTAGCTGAAGTCCATGCTAAACTAAATTCTGCAATTGCAGTACCATCCGTCTGTATTGACTTGCTATTTACGGCTGTAAAATTACTTATTGTTAATCCATCTCTAATTTGTGTTAATGTTGTATCATTAGCAATGATTGCTGTTTCTTCATTGTTCCATGAATAAGCCGCAGATGATGTTTCTTTTAAACTTAAATTTATTGTAGAACCTTTTTCATTCCCAGTAAAAGTCCATCCAATTACTTCAAATTTCTTTGCAGACCATCCATATCTTTCTATTGTTAAATTTATAGTATCACCTATTTCTACAGCCATTGCTGTCAAATCAAATTCAGCACTAACAATTATTTGCTCTCTGGCTCTAAATAATGCTAATTTAGCAAGTCTTTGCGCTAAAATAGGGCTGGTCGTTAATGGTAAATCTAAGTCCATTGTGCTTTCGTTGATTGCACCGCCATCTTCTGTAATAAATGTACTTGATGAAATCATTGGATAGTCACTTAGTATATAATTTTGATCTTTATCTGCAAATTGACCTTGTACTTTATTAAATTGCTGTGAACTGCTAGATTTTGTCTGTACTGAAATCTGACTTCTTAGATTACTTTCTGTAAAAGTCACTGATGGTGTGTAATATACACCTACTTTTAATTTCCAATATCCTTGTGACCAATAAAGTATACCCTGACAACTCGTTAATAATTTTGCTATATTTTTTTCATATTCATGCTTACAGCTTAACACGCCATTGCATGTCATTTTATTTGCACCGCCACTACCCAATGAATTTTCGCAAGCAGTATAAGCCGCTGAAAATGTTGTATCGTCCATATTTGCAGTTGGTACATCAAATCCATATTCAGCAGTCATATAATCCCTAATACATAAAGCCGCATTATCAGACCATGCAGTCGTATCAGTTGATGGATTGTAAACCTTTTTCCCTTTTACTACGCATGTTACAACAGGTACTCCAGTTGTGAAAACATCTGGGTCAAATTCACATTTCATGTATATATAAGCTAATCCTAAATTTTTAAAATTGCTGTCTACACTTGTTGCTGAAACAAGACCACTATCTGCTGTAGTTTGATCTCCTAGATGTTTGTAAAAATGAACTTTATTAGAAAACTGACCACCTGTTACCATTCCATTACTATTTAATGGCGCAAGCTCTCCATTTAAATATATATCACCTAAAGACTCTACTTCATGACCGGCTAAAATTATTATCTGATGTAAAAATTGATTATCATTCGTAACTTCTTGAAATGTAATTACTCCACCTTTTCTGACTTCTCCATATACAACTTCATGAAATCCGCTGGGTGTGACAGTATTAACCATAGCTCCGTTACTGCCTAAAGCACCATCGTCTAATTCTGGCATTTCTGGCATCATTGAAGCAGTAAGCGCAACTGTAGTTGCCAATACAACAGCACCGCCAACAATTACTGCCGTAGTACCAGTAAAACCTAAAGCTCCACCAATTGCCGACGCTGTAAGCATTACAAAAACCTCTTCGTGAAAACATTTTCTATATGACTATAACCTATTCTGTTTAGAATAGCATCAAATGGTTTATGTATTTTTGAATTTATAACTAAAAAACTAACGCCATCATCTTTTAAATATTTTTCTGCAAATTTTATTAATTTTATACCCATAAATCCTTTTCTATGTTTTGGATGTAAAAAAATAATATCATTCATTGCATGAATATGTTCTTTATAATGCAAGCTTCTATTTAAAATCACGATAAAATATCCTACTAAACGACCATCTTCTCTTGATGTAAATATTCTTAACTTGCCATCTTGCTCCATTTTTTCATAAGCTTCCCAATCTGGGTCAAGCTTTATAACATCTTGATTGAGTGCTATTTCTTCCCAATGCATAGATATTAATTTAGGTAATTCTTCCTTTACCTGATGGTAAAACTCTTGCTGATATTCCATGTTTCCCCTTCTAGGGTTTAATCTGGTGGCTCATATCCCTTGCCAAATTCTAATCTTTGTTCTTGCAATCCAGTTATATAAGACATTCCAGTATCGGTTGGGTGTCTTGAGCGTTGGCTTTCATTTGTATATTTTAATACTGCTTTTCTTTTTAATCTTTTTAAATGACTTTCTACCTTTAGATCAATAATACTTTGCTCTCCATTATCATTGAATGTCATAACATCCATTAATCCAGTAAAAAGAAAAATAAGATTTGTATTACCTTCTTCACCATAATAAATATTACAAATTCTATTTTGATATGGTTCTGCCAATGCTCTAGCTAAAAAAGTTGAATTTAATCCATTTAATTTTAAACTTGCGCCAGATGCTGTTAAATCATTTTTTTCATCTATTGCACTAACTTGCAATAAATCACCTAAACCTTGATAGGTAATACTATTAAATGTTTTATTACCTATTCCAGTATGCAAGTACATTTGGTTTGGCGCATCGAATAATAAATCTACAGCATAAAATGGCCTAGTAGATGCATTAGTAATAGCACTTGCTATGCCTGATGGAATACTTCTTGCCATTATTTAGCTTTCTTTTTGGCCTTTGCTGGTGATTTTCCACCTACCCAAGCTTCGTTTATATCAGGTGTTGAAGGGTCGTCTGCTTTTAATTTACCTGATGCAGTCCTAGCACGCACAGCTTTT